GTTCCCCGTGATGAAGTGAAGGTTCGCATTTCCAATTTCTTTGGCGTTTCGGTTCAGGAACTTTTTTTAACTAAATCGAGCACATATAGTGTTCAATAGGAGTAAGCACCATGAATGAAGTCAGTTTGAAACCGGTCATTGATGAACTTGAAACCTTGTTTTCAAAGTTCAACAAAGCCTTCTTTGAAGGGAAGTTGGAAAAGCCTGTGATCACCGTTTCCCCGGATCATACCCGTGGGGCCTATGGGTGGTGTACCGCTTGGAAGGCTTGGCAAGATGGCACCAAGGAAGGCGGTTATTACGAAATCAACCTGTGTGCCGAATACCTGAACCGTCCCTTTGAAGAAACCTGTGGAACCTTGCTTCACGAAATGGTTCACCTTCAGAACCTTCAGGACAATGTTCAGGACACTTCCCGTTCTGGTTCCTACCACAACCGGAAGTTCAAAGAAACCGCTGAAGCCCACGGGCTGACCGTGGAGAAAGGCGAAAAGTACGGATGGCACAAAACCACCCTGAACCCGCAAGCAGAAGCCTTTGTGAAATCCCTTGGCAAGTCCGGGTTCTGTCTGGTTCGGCCCCGTACCAATCCGCTGAAGGGTTCCCGGAAGGGGGGGGATCAAGTTCCCGTAAGTATGTTTGCCCCTGTTGCGGAACCATCATCCGGGCCACCAAAGAAGTTCATGTTCTCTGTGGGGAATGTGAAGTGGCCTTTGAAGAACAGGAGTGATAACCAATGATGATTACCCGCCAAGTTCGGTGTAAAAAGTGCGGGGAAATGTTTCCCCTGACCTATCCCGAAAAGCTGTCCGACATTGGCCGGGATGTTATTTCTTACTGTCCGCCGTGTTTACACACGGAAATCTTGAAAAATGAAAGGAGTACGCACAATGACCACCTTTGCAGAGCGTTTGAAGAACGCTATGGAACAGGCCAACATGAGCCAATCCGCCCTGTCTGAACAGGCCGGGGCTTCCAAGGCCGCTATCAGCCAATACCTTTCCGGGAAGAACACCCCCGGCCCTGACCGTATCAAGGCCCTTGCCGATGCAACCGGCGTTTCCTTTGATTACCTGATGGGTTATGGAGCCGCCCCGGTTGCGGAACCGCCCATCAAGAAGATCAGCGTGAAGGAAGCCGCCCGGTGCATGGGGAAATCTGATCAGTTCGTCAGAATCGGCCTTCAGCGTGGCCTTCTTCCCTTCGGGAACGCTGTTCCCGGAACCGGCGCTTGCTGGAATTACTACATCAACCCCACCAAGTTCCGTGATTATGTGGGCGCTGATCAGTTCAATTCCTTCTTCGGCCTGACTGCCTGACAGATTGGGGGGGGGGATGTGTGAAACCGGAAAGAAACGAGGTGGGCGGCGGCTTACGGTTGCCAAAATCCTTTTATGAACGCCCCCTTACCCCGAAAGAAGCCCAATTTGCCACGGACAACATCAATATTGTTTGGTGGTATTTAGACAAGCAGGGCCTTAACAGATCGGAATGGTTTGATGTTGTGATTTTCCGCTATTTGCTGGCTGTGAAACGCTGGTTTGCCCTTCCTGATCTGCAAAAGGTGAAATTTGTCACCGTGGCCTGTCAAGCTATGCGGTCAGCCATAGGGCATGAGCGGGAAAAACGGGCCAAAGAACCCCAAACCGTTAGCCTGTATGAGCCTATCCCCGGAACTGAAGATCTGTTGTATATCGACACGATAGCGGCCCCGGAAATTTTGTAAGAAGGTGAAGTAATGGAAATTAAATATAATGTTCAGGCCCCGCCCAAGAAAGCCTTCAACGGTGGAGCCAAGAGCGAGGAAGTCAAAGCCATTGAAGATTTCCTGACCAGCGGGAACGCAAAGAATATGTGCTTTGAGTATGGCACCGAGAAAGAAGCTAAAACCAAACTTTCCACGGTTTCTTCCCATAAGCGCAAGTGGAATGAGAAGAACCCCAAGAGGTATGACGCTTACCGGGTGGGCAACTGCATTTACATTGTCCGCCTGACTGGAAAGAAAGGATGATAAAGATGTTGCAAATCGGAATGACCGTGAAGGTGCTTCCTGATGCGGAGTACGGCGGCAAATATACTGGGTGTGTTGGTGTAGTGAAGAACTACTATTCCAGCAAGAAAAAGGCCGGTGTGGAGTTGGAAAAGGTTCAGAATGACGCAAGTTCCAAGGGCCTGTTTTGGTTTTCGGAAGATAAGCTGGCACCGGCCAATGATTTCTTGGGAAGCGTTTCAAAAATAATGAATGCTATGAATTGTCGGTGCAGTTTCCCCCTTCACCATACCGGCGTTCCCCCTGTGAAGAAGGTGATCTTCAGTGGCCCCAAAACTATTGTGCTGTGGGCAGATGGCACCAAAACCATTGTTTCCTGTGGCGCTGGTGATACATACGACTACTATTCCGGTTTCTGTGCCGCTGTGGTCAAGAAGCTGTTCGGTTCCACCACCCACGCCAAGAAGGTTTTGGGTGCTTCCATTCAGATCAATGATTAACCTATTCCAGCACCAACAACAGGCCCTTGATGAAACCGAGGGGAAGAACCGGGTGGCCTATTACCTTGATATGGGCCTTGGGAAAACCTTTGTTGGTTCCGAAAAAGCCCTGAAGTTGAACAGCCGTGTAAATCTTCTGGTGTGTCAATGTTCAAAGGTTCAAGACTGGATTGAACACATGACAGAAAATTACGCCATGAATCATTGTTGGATGATTTATGACATGACCAAGAAAAATGAATTTGATTGGTTCATGAAGGCCGCAATGGAAGTTGATAACCCGGATCGGATTTGTGGCGTGATCAACTATGAACTGACCTTCAGGCGGAATGTGCTGAAAACCCTGACCGGCTTCACGCTGATGTTGGATGAAAGTTCCCTGATCCAGAATGAGAACGCCAAACGGTCAAAGTTCATTCTTGGGCTGAAACCGGATAATGTGATCCTTCTGTCAGGCACCCCCACGGGCGGCAAGTATGAAAACCTGTGGAGCCAATGCCAACTGTTGGGGTGGAAGATTTCAAAAGAACTGTTCTGGAAGCAGTACATTCAAACGGAGTGGGTTGAAACCGATGGATTTTGGCGGCAACAGATTACCGGCTATAAGAATGTTGACCGGCTGAAGATGAAATTGGCCGAACATGGGGCCGTTTTCATGACTACCGAACAGGCCGGGATCAGCCTTCCAAAGCGGAACTGGATCAAGGTCAAAACCCGTCCTTCACCCCTTTATTGGAAGTTCTGGAATGATCGCTATATTGCGATTGACAGCGCCAACCTTGGTGAATTTGAACTGGATGCGGATTTCTACGGTTCCAATGCCCATTGTGAACGGGAATTGATCGGTGATACCAGTTTGACCCGCCGCCTTTACGCCCGTCAGCTTTGCGGCCTATATAACCCGGCCCGTTATGAAGCCTTCCGGGATTTGGTGAACAGCACAGAAGATCGCTTGATTGTGTTCTATAACTTCACGGAAGAAATGGAACGCCTGAAGGGGATTGCCAAGGGCCTGAACCGGCCTGTGTCTGTTCTTTCCGGTGAAGAAAAGAACTTGGATGCTTACCGCTACCAGCACAACAGCATTACCTTCATTCAGTATCAGGCCGGTGCAATGGGTGGAAACTTCCAACTTGCCAACAAAATCATTTACTTCAGCCTTCCCCAAGGTTCTGAACTGTGGGAGCAATCCCAAAAGCGTATTCACCGCCTTGGGCAAGAACGGCCCTGTTTCTATTACCTGATGATCTGTCCGGGAACGGTTGAAGAAGATATTCTTTCCACTTTGGAAATGAGAAAGGACTATACCGATGAACTATTCAGAAAGTATGAGCAAGCGGCAACAGCGCCGCAAAGCCCTTAACCAGCGGTTCAGGCGGATGTTCCTTGTGGCCCTTCTGATGGGCCTTGCAATGGGGTTTATATTTGGGCGCTGTTCTGCTGTCAACAGTAAGGCCCCGGATGCCCCCATTGAACCGGATCAGCTTACCGCCGTGACCCCGGATGTGACCTTGGAGCCGGTGGAACCCCCGCTGGTGGAAGAACCCGCCGAACCTGAACCGGTGCTGTTGGGCGGTTTCAGAATTACCGCCTATTGTTCCTGTGAAAAGTGTTGCGGTGAATGGGCCAAGAACCGGCCCAACGGCATTGTATATGGTGCCGCTGGTGTGGAACTGAAAGCCGGTGTTTCCTGTGCTTCCCCGCTTCCCTTGGGAACCGTGGTGGAAGTGGAAGGCTTGGGTGAATACATCGTTCAGGATCGCCCCGCCCAATGGGTGATTGACAAATACGGTGAAAACCAGATCGACATTTATTTTGACAACCATGAAGCCGCTTCCGCCTTCGGCCTGAAGCAGTTGAATGTTTATCTGAAAGGAGAACCCGAAAAATGATCAAATGTGAAAATGCTTGCCCCCGTGGAAAATTTGATGGGTGTTGCCACAAATGCCCGGATTTCCACACTTGTCCTGATTCCTGTCAGGAAAACCCGAACGCCTGTGGTTCGGCCACCTTCGATGAAGAAACGGCCCTTCAGGAGTTCAAGAACACCCAGCTTGCCACCCTGAACGCCATTGCTTCCCTGACCGCCCACAAGAAGGCCATTGAGGAACAGGAAAAGGAAATGAAGGCCAAGCTGTATGAAGCAATGGTGAAGTTTGGTGTGGATAAGTTTGAATCCGATGTTCTGAACCTTACCCTTGTGAAGCCCACCAATGCCACCAGCATTGATTCCGCAAAGCTGAAGAAGAAATACCCGGACATTGCTTCCGAGTGTTCCAAGACCACCGCCAAGGCCGGTTATGTGAAGATCACCCTGAAAGGCGGTGGGCAGTAATGGAAGGTTTGACCCCGAAAGAAGCTGACGCTTGGGCAAGTGAAATGACCCGCATTGTTGGTGGCACCATTCATGAACTGATTGCGGCGGCTGATAAACACAATATTGACCGTGATTCCGCTGTTCAGTATTATTCCGATCTGTTTTCGGCTATGGCAAGTGTGGCAACCTTTGAACATTATGAAATGGACGGTGGGGCCGATGGCAAGGGATGAAGTGTGGGATGCCCTGAAAAATCATGCCAAACAGGTTCATTCAGAACGGGTTGCAAAGAACCCTGACCGGATCGCCTATGCCATTCAGCAGTTTGAACGCCATGGTATTGAATACCAACTGAAGAATGAGCAAACAGGCCACTTCCATTGTTGGCGGAAGTCTGATGATAAACTGTTTCAATTCTACGCTGGAACGGGGAAGATTCAGGGTTTCACCCAAGTCAGAGGTATTCACAGCCTGATTCAGATGTTGGAGGGGTGAGCCGATGGCCGGTGAAAAGAACTTTGAAAACCGCCTGAAGAAGTGGCTGGAATCTGAAGGGATATACCCCTTGGGTGAACCTGTTGATCGCATGAGCGCCCCGCCCTGTGGCTTCTATGAAAAGCGTTGGGGTGGGAGCCGGTATGTGAAAAGCGGCCTTCCCGATATGCGGATCACCGTGAAGGGCATTGCCCTTGAAGTGGAGCTGAAGGCCACCAATGGAACCCCTTCAGAACTTCAGAAACGGAACCTGAAGCAAATCAACGGTTCCAACGGGTTTGGGTTCATCCTTTACCCGGAAGGCTTTGAAGCCTTCAAGACTATTGTGAAAGGGGTGAAACAATGCGAGTTTCCCACAGCCGGGTTGAAGTCTTTGATAGATGCCCATACAAATACCGCTTGCGATATGTGGAAGGGATAGACACAATCCCGAACACGGATGCAGACAACGCCCTGATCCTTGGCACCGCCCTTCACACCGGCATTGAAGAAGGGGTTGAACAAGCCCTTGACTTCTACAAGAACAGCTTCCCGGTTCTGACGGATGATCACATTCATGAAATGATGAAGCTGGAAGCCATGATTCCCAAGGCAAAGGCCATGTTGCCACCGGGCGGAACCTTTGAACTTCCAATCGGGAACGCTGATTTCATCGGCTTCATGGATTATCTGTGGCCCTGTGGTTGGGATTCCAGAACCAATGAAATCTTGTTTGATCTGTACGATTTCAAGTATTCCAACAACGCCAAGAACTACGCCGTTTCAGGTCAGCTTCACGAATACAAGTATTGGTATGAACTGACCCATCCCGGCCACCGGATCAGGAATATGTATTTCCTGATTGTTCCCAAGGCAAAGATCAGGCAGAAAAGCACCGAAACCCTTTCCCAATTCCGTGACCGCTTGCAAGCGGCCTTGAAAGATGATGAACCAACGCTGATGCCGGTTCAGTACAACCCCATGAAGATTGTGGACTTCCTGACCGATGTGAAGCACATGGTTGAAGCCACAGACTTTCCCAAGAACCCAAACCATTTTTGTGGATGGTGTGAGTATGAAGAATATTGTCAGAAAGGATGGGATTATATGTTACTTCCCAAGAATGAACGCCGTGACCTGAACGCCACCAAGAAGAAGGTTGTGTGGCTTTACGGCGCACCCTTCAGCGGCAAAACCTTCTTTGCCAATCAGTTCCCCGATCCCCTGATGTTGAACACGGATGGCAACATCAAGTTTGTGGATGCCCCCTATATCGCCATTCGTGACACCGTTACGGTGGAAGGCCGTATCACCAAGCGCAAGTTGGCCTATGAAGTGTTCATGGATGCCGTGGCCGAACTGGAAAAGAAACAGAACGATTTCCGAACCATCGTGGTTGACCTTCTGGAAGATGTTTATGAATCGTGCCGGGTTTACATCTGTGACCGTCAGGGCTGGAAGCATGAATCTGATGATTCCTTCCGTGCGTGGGATATGGTCAGAAGCGAGTTCCTGAACACCCTGAAGCGGCTTGTGAATCTGGACTATGAAAACATCATCCTGATCAGCCATGAGGACAGAAGCCGTGACCTGACCCGCAAGGGCGGCGATAAGATCAGTTCCATCAAGCCGAACCTTCAGGATAAGGTGGCAAACAAGGTGGCCGGTATGGTTGATCTGGTGGCCCGTATCGTGGCGGACGATGATGAACGGGTGCTGTCTTTCAAGACTTCTGAAGTGATCTTCGGCGGTGGCCGTTTGACTGTCCGTGATAAGGAAATCCCGCTGACCTATGACGCTTTCTGTGAAGTCTACGAGGAAGCCAACCAGAAGGCCGCAGGAGCCGTGAAGCGTGGCGGCAATACCCCGGCTACCCCCGCACCTGAAACCACCGACACGCCCACCACAGCGCCCAGCAGAAGGGGCAGAAAGGCCAAGACTGCAACCCCGCCCCCGGCTGATAACTATGATCCGGCTGAAGATGCGGCAAAGGCGGCTTGTGGTGATCCTGATGGAACTTGGACACCGGGCGGCGGTGAACAGGATGATTCTGTTCCCGTGGATGAACCGGCCACCGGTGACACCCCGCCTTGGGATAATCTTCCCAAATGCCCGGATGGTGAACGCATTTTCAGACAGCACGATCAGAACCCGGAAATCCCCCTTTGCCCGTCCATTGACGCTGGCCACCGTTGCCACAAGGAAGGCGGCCCCGATGGTTGCCCACTGTGGGATCGCCCCAAGGCACAGGCAGAGGAACCCGCACCCAAGACGGATGCCAACCCGCCCCGCCGTACCCGGAAGAAGCGTGAAGAATAATGGCTGATGTGCTGATGATTGCCGGGAAGCCTGAAACCATCTTCAAGGCCCGTGATTTTGAATATCTGGTTGAAAAACACATGGGCTATGAAGCGGCCAAGTATTTCCGGGAATACGCTGAAAAAGCTGATGAAGAAGTCAGATCGGCCAAGGCCGGCGAAAACACAGACCTTGCTTCCTATGAAGCTGATCTTGAAAGCAACCGCAGAGCCTTTCAGGACATTCAGGATGAATTGATCTGCATTTCCAACATTCTTCGATGGAAACGGATGAACCGGGAGTTGCTTTCAGACCATGTGAAGCGCATTAAAACCATCATTTCCAACCAAATATAAGGAGGACGCAACATGAAAAACGATGCTTTGAACAGGTTCAAAGAAGAAATGAACCGCCGTGGCCTGATTCGCAAGATTCAGGTGTGTGCAAACCTGATCCCCCCCCCGCCTGATGCTGACCCGGAATCCCTGATCCAGCTTCACCGGAACGCCGCAAAGATGGCGATTGCCAACTATGCCGCCAACCACGATGATTTCTATGAAGTGATGTTTGATGCGGCGTTGGATCATCTGTTGGATGGGGTTCTGACCGATGATCTGTTTGCCCCTGATAAGGAATTTGCCCCTACGAAAGAAGAAGTTGACACTATGAACCGGGCCAAGGAAACCGCTGAACTTGTGAACGGCCTGTTTCATGGGTTGGCTGATATTCTCAAAACCATTTGAACATAACAACATTTTGGAGGTAAAAAACTATGGCTATTGATTTTGACAAGATTGATCGTTCCGTTGATCTGAAAGGCCTTCAGGCTGATGTGGAGGATGCCAAGAAGAACGGCGGCGGTGATTTCCCCACCATTCCCGCTGGCAAGTATGAAGTGAAGCTGGAAAGCATGGAGATCAAAGGCACCAAGGCCGATCCCAACCGCCCCATGCTGGCCGTGTCCTTCAAAATCCTGTCCGGTGAGTTCAAGAACCAGCGCCTTTTCATGAACCGTGTCCTTTACGGCACCAAAAATGACAAGAACATGATCGCTTCTGCTATGGGCTTCCTTGAAAAGCTGGATTCCGGTGTTCCTATCAGCTTCACCAGCTACAAGCAGTTTGCCCAGCTTGTTCTTGATGTGGCGGAAGCTATTGATGGAACCTTGGAATATGCGGTGGACTATGATGATTCCCGCTTCAATTCCATCACTGTTGAGGAGGTTTTTGAGGTTGAAAACTGACCGCAGATTTTTTATAATCAAATCGAGCACAAATAGTGCTTGATGCGGTTTTGAACCTTAACTTTCAAGCACAACCTGTGGGGCTTCGGCCCCACAATGGCCCCAAGTGAAAGCCTTCCCGTGGCGGGGCTGATAAGGCGGCAACGCTGACCGATTTCACAAAAGCTGAAAGGATGTGAGTTGATGATCTTCTATGATTTTGAGGTTTTCCGGTATGACTGGTTGGTTGTCCTGATCGACCTGAACGCCCGGAAAGAAACCGTGATTATCAATGATCCCGACAAGCTGAAGCGTTTCTATGAGGAACACAAGGGCGTGATTTGGGCCGGTTACAATTCCCGGAACTATGATCAGTACATCCTAAAGGCCATTCTGTGTGGGTTTGATCCAAAGCCTGTGAATGATTGGATCATTGCAGAGGACAGACCCGGTTACAGATATTCAAGCCTGTTCAGGGAATACCCGCTGATCAATTATGATGTGATGCCGAACCCGCCAATCAGCCTGAAGGCGCTGGAAGCGTTCATGGGCCATTCCATCAAAGAAACTTCTGTTCCCTTCGACATTAACCGGCCTTTGACTGAAGCAGAATTGGCCGAAACGGTCAAGTATTGCCGCCATGATGTGGAACAGACGGTGGAAGTGTGGTTAAGGCGGAAGGAAGATGAATTTGATGCCCAAATGTCACTTGTGAAGGCGTTCCATCTTCCTATTTCCGACATTGGCCGCACCAAGGCCCAGCTTTCCGCCAAAATCCTTGGGGCCGTTCAAAGGGAACACAATGATGAATTTGAAATTGAGTTCCCGCCCAGCTTGCGGATCGAAAAATACACGGAGGTTTTGAATTGGTACAAGAACCCCTTGAACCGTGATTATTCCAAAACCCTTGAACTGGATGTGGCCGGGGTTCCCCATGTGTTCGCTTGGGGTGGCCTTCACGGGGCTATTCCCAAATATCACGGGGAAGGTTGGTTTGTCAATGTGGATGTGGCTTCCTATTACCCATCTTTGATGCTGGTTTATAAGTGGCTTTCCCGCAATGTTCACGATCCTTCCAAGTATGAGGAAATCTACCACACCCGCCTGAAGCTGAAGGCAGAGAAGAACCCCATGCAACAGCCTTATAAAATCGTTCTGAACAGCACCTATGGCGCTATGAAAGATAAGCACAACGCCATGTATGACCCCCGGCAAGCCAACAATGTTTGTGTGGGCGGTCAGCTTCTTCTTCTGGATTTGATTGAACGGCTGGAAGATCATTGTGAAATCATCCAGAGCAACACGGATGGTATTTTGGTCAAACTTCGCCGGTATGAAGATTTTGAAATGCTGGACGATCTGTGCTGGGAATGGGAGCAAAGAACCGGGATGCGCCTTGAATTTGATGAATTTCAAAAGGTGTATCAGAAGGATGTGAACAATTACATCATTGTTCCTTCCGGGCCGCTTCGTGACGAAAAAGGGAAACCCCGCTGGAAGTGCAAGGGTGCCTATGTCAAAAAACTGTCCGATCTGGATTATGACCTTCCCATTGTCAACCGGGCCATTGTGAACTATTTCCTTCAGGGGATCAGCCCGGAAACAACCATCATGGAATGTTCCGATCTTCGGGATTTTCAGAAGGTGGTGAAGGTGTCCAGCAAGTACAAATACGCCCTTTATTCCCCGATGATTACGGAAGCCAAGATCAGGGATGAAAAAGGCCGTTCTAAGAAAATCACCCGCTTCAGCGGCGGTGAGGTTCAGACGGATAAAACCTTCCGGGTGTTCGCTTCCAAGGATCAGAGCAAGGGCGGAATCTTCAAGGTTTCCGGGAAAATCGTCAAGGGCCGGGAAAAGAACCCTGAAAAGTTCGGCAACACCCCGGATCATTGTTTCTTCATCAATGATGATGTGACCAACCTTCCTATCCCGGATGAACTGGACAAGCAATATTACATTGATGTTGCTTGGGATCGGTTGAAAGATTTCGGGGTGGAACGATGAACAATAAAACCTTTCGGGGGGGGGAGCGTTGAAGCATGGAACTGTTTAGGGGCTATGTGCCTACCAGAAATAAACAATGCCTTGAAAAATTCAAAGGCGTTGAAAAACTGAAAACCCGTTCAGAAGTCCAAGACCTTGATGAATACGCCGGTATTCTTGGAGAAGAAACCATCCTGATTGATGTGGACGATGCGGAAACATCTGAACTTTTGTTCAGAATTGTTCAGGATTTAGAACTGAAGTGCAGAGTGTACGCCACCACACGGGGAAAACACTTCTTGTTCAAGAACTGTGGTGTTAAAAAAAGCTGGACGAAATGCACCTTGGCCGTGGGTATCACCACGGATGGAAAGGTTGGAGCCAATAACAGCTATGAAATCTTGAAGTCCGGTGGCGTGGAACGGCCCATTCTGTATGACTTCCCTGAAGGGGAGATTCAGGAACTTCCCAAGTGGCTGACCCCAGTGAAAAGCAACTATGATTTCCCGAACCTTGGGGAAGGTGATGGGCGGAACCAAACCCTGTTCAACTACATTCTGACCCTTCAGAGTGACGATTTTACCAAGGAAGAAGCCCGTGAATGTATCAGGCTGATTAACCGTTATGTGCTGAAGAAGCCCCTTTCCGACAAGGAACTTGATGTGATCCTTCGGGATGATGCCTTCAAGAAAACATCCTTCTTCCGGGATAAAACCTTCCTGTTTGATAAGTTCGCCACCTACCTGAAGAACAACAACCATATTGTGAAGATCAATAACCAGCTTCACATTTATAAGGATGGTATCTATGTTTCCGGTGCCGGTGAGATTGAAGGGGCCATGATCAAGCTGATCAGCAACCTGAAACGGGCGTGGCGTTCGGAAGTCCTGTCCTATCTGGAAATCATGATTGAGGAAAACACCAAGGCCACCAACCCGAATATCATTGCCTTCAGCAACGGCCTTTACAATATCCGGGATGGTTCCTTCAAAGAGTTCACCCCGGATGTGGTCATTACAAACAAAATCCCGTGGCCGTACAACCCCGCCGCCCATGATGATCTGTTGGATCATACCCTGAACCGGCTGGCCTGTGATGATCCTGAAGTCCGGGCCTTGCTGGAAGAAATGGTGGGCTATTGTATGTACCGCCGCAATGAACTTGGCAAAGCCTTCATCCTGATTGGCGATAAGAGCAACGGCAAATCCACCTTCCTTCATGTGGTGAAGAACCTTCTTGGGGATCAGAACATTGCTTCCCTTGACCTGAAGGAATTGGGCGATAGGTTCAAAACCGCTGAACTGTTCGGCAAGCTGGCGAACATCGGTGATGATATTGGTGATGAATTTATTGCCAATGCTTCCGTGTTCAAGAAGCTGGTCACGGGTGATCGGGTGAATGTGGAGCGCAAAGGCCAAGATCCTTTTGAGTTCAACAATTATTCCAAGTTCCTGTTCAGCGCCAACAATATCCCCCGTATCAAGGACAAAACCGGAGCCGTTCAGCGGCGTTTGGTGATTGTTCCCTTCGATGCCAAGTTCACCCCCAATGATGCTGACTTCCGCCCGTTCATCAAGGATGAACTGTGTGAACAGGATTCTATGGAATATCTGGCCTTGCTTGGCCTTCAGGGGTTGAAGCGGGTTCTTGGGAACGCACAGTTCACCACTTCCAGCAGAGTTCAGGGGCAGTTGGACGAATATGAGGAAAACAACAACCCCATTATTGGGTTCATCAATGAAGTGGGCCTTGACGGGATTGAAAATGAAGCCACCGATTCCGTGTATCGCCGGTATAAGGAATATTGCATTGCAAACAACTTCCAAGCCCTTTCCAAGATTGAGTTTTCCCGGCAGATCACAAAACGCTGTGGCTTCACAACGGTTCCAAAGTGGATCAGAAACCGGAAAACCCGTGTATTTGTGAAAGGCGGTGACACAGAATGAGTGGTTCCAAGAAGGTGTTCACCACATTAGGCAGTTCCAATCATGTTCCTGAAGAACGAGAAGCATTTGATTACTACGCCACCGATCCAAGGGCCGTGGAAATGCTTCTGGAACTGGAACAGTTTTCCCCGGTCATTTGGGAACCGGCCTGTGGTGAAGGCCACATTTCCAAGGTACTTCAGGCCCACGGTTATGAAGTCATTTCAACTGATCTGATTTACCGGGGCTTCGGTGATCCTGAACCGTTGGATTTCCTGAAGGAAACGCTGGACGATTTTGAAGGCGATATAATCACAAACCCGCCATATTCAATGGGGCTTGAATTTGTTCAAAGGGCGCTTGAAAGCGTCCGCCCCGGTGGGAAAGTGGCTATGTTCCTGAAGGTTCAGTTCTTGGAGGGGCAAAAACGGGGTGAGTTCTTCAGGCATACCCCCCCCCGAAAAGTTTATATCAGCCGTTCCCGGCTGGCCTGTTATAAAAACGGTGATATGACCGGGAAACCGGAAAGCGCCATTGCCTATGCGTGGTATGTGTGGGAAAAGGGCTTCACCGGTGATCCGGTGATCAAATGGTTCAACTGAAAGAAAGGATGATTTCAATGTTACCTAAAACCAAAACGGAACGCCATTCCGATATTTGCAAGGAAATCAATGCCTTGTACGCCATGAAAAATCATGACTATGGTGACAGCTTTCACCAGACCTTCACGGAAGAAGGAATGGCAATGCCCCGGATCAGGCTTGGGGATAAGATGGCCCGGTTCAAGAGCCTGACCAAATCCGGGGTTCAGGAAGTAAAGGATGAATCTATCCGTGATACCCTAATTGACCTTGCCAATTACGCCATTATGACCGTTCTTGAATTGGACGATCAGAAAGCGGAGGAACACGCCGATGAACGCTAACCGTTATATGCGGGATTCCTTGCGAACCGCTGACCGTTCCAACATGGATCGGTTGAAGCTTGAATGTGCCTTGGGCCTTTGCGGTGAAGCCGGTGAAGTAGCCGAACAGGTGAAGAAGCATTTCTTCCACGGCCATGAACTGGATAAGCGCCACATGATTGAAGAACTTGGTGATGTGGCTTGGTATTTGGCCGTTCTGTGTGATGCCATTGGTTCTGACCTTGATACGGTCATGGAAGAAAACTTGAAAAAGCTGGAACAGCGTTACCCTGAAGGGTTCGATCCTTACCGGTCACAGCACCGGAATGAATTGGGAGGTTGAAGAAAATGAAAATTATCAAGCCTGATGTGCAGTTCATCACCCCGATTGATGGGGCCACTATTCTGAAGCGGCTGGAACAATGTGGCCGTGTCTGCTATAAGTCCGAGGATAAGATCACGGAAGGTTCCGCTGAAAAGTTCGTTGCCGGGATTATCAAGCGTGGGCATGAAGCGGTTCTGGAACATTGTTCCTTCACGGTGAAGTTCATTTGTGATCGTGGGGTTTCCCATGAAATTGTTCGGCACCGGATGGCTTCTTACTGTCAGGAATCCACCCGGTATTGCAATTATGGCAAGGGAAAGTTCGGTGAAGAAATCACCGTGATCAAGCCTTGTTTTTGGGATGAAAACACCTTGGGCGAGAAGGTGAAAATGGATTGTTGGAAAATTGCCATGCGGGATGCTGAAGATGCCTATTTTGCCTTGCTGGATGAAGGCTGTTCCCCGCAAGAAGCCCGTTCTGTTCTGCCTAACAGCCTGAAAACGGAAGTGGTCATGACGGCCAACATTCGTGAATGGCGGCATTTCCTGAAGTTGCGCTGTTCACCCGCCGCACATCCGCAGATGCGGGAAGTGGCCTTGATCCTGTTGGACAAGGTTCATTGGCTGATTCCAGTGTGCTTCGATGATATTTGGAGTGAATACCATGCCGATGTTTAAGAAGTCCGGTGGTAAAATCTTCGCCGTTCAGTTCAACAAAGCTGAAGAACGGGCCTTGGATCAGGAAATCAAGAAACAGATTGTGGAAAATGATCGGGCCTTTGACATGGACAAAGAATCATCCATCCTGTGGATGCTTCACACCCAATTTGGCTTTGGCCCAAAGCGCCTGAAGCTGGCGTGGAAGCTGTTCTATGCCGAAACCTTGAAGCTACGGGAATATTACCTGATGGAACAAGCCGATGATGGGTGGTTGGCCCGTAAAAAGCTGAAGGACATTGGGTGTGACATTGAAGAATGGTACAGAGAAGAAGGAGGGAAAACCGATGCCTAAACCTTGGGAAAATGCTGAAGGGTATCACGATCCGACAGCCTACCACGGCACAAAGAACATCATCCGTGACGAGGATGAACAGCAGAAGCGGGTGAACACCCTGATCTTCGTCCTGAAGTACATCACCCGTTTGGCGGGGTTTGAACTTCTGAACCGTATTGAAATCAAAGACCGTAAGACCGGGAGGGAATACAAATGATCAATAAGCCTTGCCCTTTCTGTGGCGGGGAACCCTTTTTCATGGATAATGATGGGTGGTATTGGGTTCGTTGCAGAAAATGTGGGGTTGAAACACCCGGATCAGATATAAAAGAAATAGCGGAAAATCAATGGAATAGGCGGGTGAAACACCGATGAAGAAAATGCTGGTGGTGCTGACCCTTGTGCTGTTGCTTATGGCCGTGGCCGAGTATTTCAGCATTGATCCCGTTTGGTTCCTGATTGTCTGGTATCTTTCAGACAATATTTCCGCCTGAACAGGTGCTTCTTCAGTAGGGGTTGGAACAGCGTGTGGAACAGGTATGGAATAGATGTTTTTTCTATATCTGTTCCGCACGAAAACCCTTGATTTTCAAGACTTTTTCAGTTGTTTTCAGAGAACGGAACAGATGGAACAGATATAAATATACTTTCTTCTTATAAAGAAAAAAATATATAAGAAATGTGTATATAAGAAACTGCCCGTTTTATCTGTTCCATGCGTTCCAAACCCTTGAAACCCTTTGATTTTTCGGCATTTATCCACGGTACAGATGCAATGAAAACGGAACAGACTACCACAGAAAGGATGTGTTACATAGTGAATGACAAAGACCTTTCCCAACAGGCCAAAGAATACTTTGCCCAAATCAGGAAAACGGATCGTTTGATCAATCGGCTTGATAGCACCATTGCAACCTTGCGTTCCAGCTTGACTTCTACCGGAAGCCAACTGAAGCAGGACAAGGTTCAGACTTCAGGCCCCAAGAATACCCTTGAAGAAACCATCACCAAGATCATTGACCTTGAAGCCAAGATCAATGCCCGGATTGATGAACTTGTGAGCATGAAACAGGAAGCGTTCACCATGATCAACCGGATTCCTGACCTTGATCAGCAAAACATTCTGATCGGGCGCTATATTCAGTTGAAAAAATGGGAAGATATTTCTGAAGAACTGAATTATTCTATGCAATGGGTTTTTGAACTTCACGGAAAGGGTTTACTTGCTTTTGCCAAGGCAAACAGCGACTTTCTAAACAACCGAGAAAACCAGAGTGCCACCGGTTCCAAACAGAGTAAAGAATCGGTAGAATAGTAAATAAGAAATTGCGCCTACGGGAAACCGGGGCGCTTTTTCTATGCCTGATGAAAGGGGTGAATACCTGTGACACCAAGACAGCGGAAGTTCTGTGATGAATACCTGATCAGCGGCAATGCTACGGATGCGGCAATCAAGGCGGGGTATTCGCCCAAGACCGCAAAGAGTATCGGACAAAGATTGTTGACCTTTGTTGACCTGAAACAGTACATTGACGCTGAACTTGAAAAATTGCATTCCGCCAAGATTGCTGATGCCCAAGAAGTTCTTGAATACCTGACCGCTGTAATGCGGGGCCAACACACCGAACAGGTGTTGAAGCTGGTGGGTGATGGCATTCAGACTGTGGCGGATATTGATGTTTCCGCCAAAGAGCGGATCAAGGCCGCTGAATTGATTGGCAAGCGTTATGCCCTGTTCAGTGACAAGATGGACTTGGGCGGTGCTGTTCCCGTGGTTATCATGGGGGATGATCAGCTTGAAGATTAGCCCCAAGGCCAAGGTGATCCACCTTCCTGAAGTGGTGGGCAAAGGGTACAAGACCTTTTGGAACTTCAAAGGCCGCTACCGGGTTTGTAAGGGGAGCCGTGCAAGCAAGAAATCCAAAACCACGGCCCTGAACATCATCAAGCGGATGATGCAATACCCGGAAGCCAATACCCTTGTGGTTCGTAAAGTGTTCAGAACCTTGAAAGATTCCTGTTTCACCGAACTGAAATGGGCAATCAACCGCCTTGGGGTTTCAGCCTATTGGGAAATCAAGGAAAGCCCCCTTGAAATGACTTACCTTCCCACCGGTCAGAAGATTTACTTCCGGGGCCTTGATGATCCCCTGAAGGTCACTTCAATTACGGTTGAAATAGGGTTTCTGTGCTGGTGCTGGATTGAAGAAGCATACGAAATCATGAATGAAGCTGATTTTGATATGCTGGATGAATCCATCCGTGGTGCTATCCCGGAAGAAACCGGCCTGTTCAAGCAAATCACGCTGACATTCAACCCGTGGAACGAAAAGCATTGGATCAGGAAACGCTTCTTCGGGGAGATCACCGGCAAGGATGCCCAAGGGAACCCCACATACAAGTTCCATGATAGCTGGATCAGCCCGGATGGGCAGATTTACGCCACAACCACCAATTACCTGTGTAATGAATGGCTGGACACGGCGGATTTGAAGGTGTTCAACACCATGAAGGAAAACAACCCCCGCCGCTACAAGGTGGCTGGCCTTGGGGGTTGGGGCATTGTGGATGGCCTGATTTTCGATAATTGGCGGGAAGAAGCCTTTGATTATCTGGCTATTTCCAAGAAGCCTGATGTGAAAAGCGCCTTCGGCCTTGACTTCGGTTATACCAACGATCCCACGGCCCTGTTCTGTGGGCTGGTGAGTGAGAAGGAAAGAACCATTTGGGTTTTTGATGAACTGTATGAAAAGGCCCTGACGAACCGGGCAATCTGTGACCGGATTACCGGCATGGGCTACGGCAAGGAACGGATCAAGGCCGATTGTGCCGAACCCAAGAGCATTGATGAATTGCGGGATGCTGGCCTTCATCGTATCAGAGCCGCCCGGAAGGGCAAGGACAGCGTGAACAACGGAATCCAGTACATTCAGGGTTACACCATCATTGTTCATCCCCGATGCGTGAACTTCATCACAGAGATTTCAAACTACACATGGGCAGAAGATAAGTTCGGGGCCAAGATCAATGTTCCCATTGATGATTTCAACCACCTTATGGACGCTATGCGTTACGGGCTGGAAGATATGTTGGTTGGCCCCGCCTTCAGCTTCGACTAATAACATGATAGTAACAAAACACACGAAAAACGCACGGTTTCCGTGTGTTTGCGTTTATTAAGCAATAAAGAAAGGCGGTAAGTGAATATGTTTCTGGATAACGCTATGGAGCGTATCAACCGCCTGATCCTTCAGGGTGGGCGAACCGGCATGACTGAAAATCAGTTCTTCGCCGCTGAAATCAAGGAATGGAAGAATAGTCAGCGCCGCAAGGATCAGGTTATAGGTGATCTGTACTATGAAGGACAGCATGACATTCTTCAGCGTCAGCGCACAATCATTGGTGAAAACGGTCAACTTCAGGTGGTGACGAACCTTCCGAACAACCGCCTGATTGATAACCAATATGCCCTGATGGTGGATCAGAAAACCAACTACCTTGTGGGCAAGCCCTTCACCCTGAACTGTCAGGATAAGGGTTACACGGATGCTTTGGGCAAGGTTTTCAACAAACGGTTTTACCGGCTTCTGAAATATGTTTGTGAAGATGCCCTGAACGGTGGCCTTGGTTGGCTTTATCCTTACTACAATGAAGCTGGTGAATTGTCCTTCAAGCATTTCCCGGCCTATGACATTCTTCCTTTTTGGGCTGACGATGATCACACCATCCTTGATTGTGCGATTCGTTACTACACCCAAGAAGTGTGGAACGGCTACCAGAAGGAAAAGGTGGAGAAGGTGGAAATCTTCAAAGCCGATGGCATTTACCGGTATATCTATCAAAATGATATGCTGATTGCCGATGTGGAAGCCGGTGAACACGAAAACTATTTCATGGTTGAGGAAGAAGGCCAAGAACCCAAGGGGTTCAACTGGACAAGGATTCCCCTGATCCCGTTCAAGTACAATAAGCAGGAAATCCCCCTGATTCGCCGGGTGAAAACCCTTCAGGACGGTATCAACACTATGATTTCCGACTTTGAAAACAATATGCAAGAGGACGCACGGAACACCATTCTGATCCTGAAGAACTATGATGGTGAAAACCTTGGGGAGTTCCGCCGTAACCTTGCGACCTTCGGAGCCGTGAAAGTTCGGAATGATGGCGGGGTGGAAACCCTGACCGTTGAAATTAACGCTGAAAACTTCAATTCCATTCTGAAACTGTTCAAGGATAAACTGATTGAAAACGCCCGTGGCTATAATGCTAAGGATGATCGCATGGGCAACAACCCCAATCAAATGAACATTCAATCCATGTATTCTGACATTGACCTTGACGCAAACGGCATGGAAACCGAGTTCCAAGCGGCCTTTGAAGAACTGTTGTGGTTCATCAATCAGGATTTCAGCAACAGGGGCTTGGGCGATTATGAAGGCGCTGAACTTCAGATCGTGTTCAACCGTGACATTCTAATCAATGAAACGGAATCCATTGAAAACTGTTCCAAGTCCGTTGGTATTCTGTCCACGGAAACCATTGTGGAACAGCACCCGTGGGTTACGGATGTTGAAGTGGAGCTGGCCCGGTTGCGTAAGGAAAAGGATGAAGCAATGGAACAGGCACAGGAATACGCCGGGGCCTTCCAGACCGGCAACCAGAACAAAGGTGACAATGGCGAGGGTGAATAACCCCCGCCATTTCACAATATATGCCGGGGTAGACATTGAGTGTGGCGGGGTGCTATTACTCCTACCCGCCAAAGGGTGAAATTCCCTTCCCCGGCACCACATGGCGCATTGGTCAAGAGGTCAAGACACCGCCCTTTCACGGCGGTAACACGGGTTCGATCCCGGCACGGGCTACCAAGGCCACAAAGGAAGGAACCAAAATTCAGCAAGGCGCAAGCCCCTATGAAGAAACAGCGTGGCCTAATAAGCTGAAGTGGATGGAATAGGCAGACACGGCGGATTCAAAATCCGTTGCCGCAAGGCGTGTGGGTTCAAATCCCACCTTCAGCACCATTTTTCAGGATTGGAGGAACGGCCCATGAGAAATGTGGATTATTGGCGTGGGCGGTTTTCCATCTTGGAGGACAGCGCCCACAGAGAAGCCCAAAAGACCATTCAGGACATGGAAGAACTGTATCTGGATGCACAGCGTTCCGTTCAGAAGGAAATTGAAAGCTGGTATGCCCGTTTTGCGGTGAACAACCAAATCAGCCTGACCGATGCCCGGAAATGGCTGACCGCTGGACAGCTTGAAGAATTTCATTGGAGCGTTGAACAGTATATCAAGATCGGTGAACAGGCCGGGTTGGATGCGGCATGGCTGAAGAAGCTGGAAAATGCGTCCACCCGGTTCCACATTTCCCGCCTTGAAGCTGTTCAGACAGGTATTCAACAACAGCTTGAATTGCTATATGACAATCAGGTTGATAGTCTGGATGCCCTGTTGAAGAAGGTTGTGGACAATGGCTACACCCACACGGCTTTTGAGGTTCAGAAGGGTGTGGGCCTTGGCTGGGATATTACCGGGCTGGATCAGAAGAAACTTGAAACATTGCTTTCAAAGCCTTGGACAACGGACGGGCGAACCTTTAGTGACCGTATTTGGTTCAAGAAACAAGAATTGGTTGACAGCCTTCAAAAAGAATTGGTTCAGGGCCTTCTTCGTGGTGACAGCCCCCAAAAAATCACGGATGCCATTCAGAAGAAGTTCAAAGTTTCCCGGTACCAAGCCGCACGACTTGTAAATACGGAAACAAGCTATTTCAACGCCCTTGCCGCAAAAGAGACCTATAAGGAATTGGGCGTTAAGAATGTGGAGATTTTGGAAACGCTGGATTCCATCACCTGTGCATTTTGTGCAAGTATGGATCGAAAAGTGGTTCCCATGTCGGAGTTTCAACCGGGTGTTACCGTTCCCCCGTTTCATCCACATTGCCGAGGAACTACGGTTCCCGCCATTGATGAAAAATATATGGGTGAAAGAGCCGCAAGGGATCAGGATGGAAAAGTTTACTATGTCCCCGGTAATATGAGTTATTCCGAATGGAAGAAAACTTTTGTGGACAACGGTTCCAAAGATGGGTTGACCCTTGCAACCATCGGGAGTATAATTAAAAATACAGTTTCGATGGTAAAAAGCGAGGGTTCCAATGTGCAGACGGTAGGCCGCATTGATATAGAAAAATACCGTTGCATTACGGACGAGATCGCCACCGATGAAGTGATTATCACCCCGGAACGGATTCAGCATATTGAAGAACGCCACCCCGGAGATTACGAACAGTTCGTTAAGTATGTTGCGGATATTCTGGAAAACCCGGATTACATCTTGGAAGCGAACAAGCCTAATACCGGTGTGATTCTGAAAGAAATTGAAGAAAATGGCGAAAAGTTCAAAGTGATTCTACGGGTAAAGGTAGAGAGTGACCCCGCTGAATATCGAAACTCCATCTTGTCCTTCTGGCAAATTGGTGAAACCACATGGAAGAAGAATGTGAAGAACAAGAAAATCCTTTACAAGCGGGAATAATACTGCTATACTTTAGATAGGATAAGAACGGGCTTTGAGGTGGAAAAAGCGTTCCCATACGCCACACGCCTTTTGGTAGTGGGCAAAAGAGATGCCGGGAGTGACGCTCCGGCCAAAGTCCAATCTTCAAGGGAACAGGTGCAAACCTGTTCCCTTCTTCTATACCCTGAAAAATAGTGAAAAAACCTCTTGACTTTTGACTGTCATAAATGTATAATTAAGACGGTCAAAAGTGAGGTGATAAGATGTCCCCAAGAACAGGCAGACCAACAGACAATCCAAAACCGTATAAATTGACAGTTCGAGTGGATGAAGCAAGCAAGCAAATATTAGATGCCTACACTGAACAAGAAAAAGTAACTCAAATGGAAGCGATACGGCGAGGGATTAAGAAGTTGGAAGCCGATATAAAGAAATAACCGCAACCTGCCGCCGTGGGAAGTGAACAGGTCACGGTTATCCACCATCACCCGGAGGTTTTGGTAAATCCATTCTATCAGACCTCTTGGTGAAAATCAAGGAGGTTTAACATGGAAAAATTGATCAAGAGCATTGAAGGCGTACACCCCGGCAAGTATGACCTTCGCAGGAATGAACTGGATGAACTCTATGACGCATATCATCATGACACTTTCAAGCTGATTGCCGTGGTGTTCAAGCTGGGCTTTGCCCGTGGACAGAAGGCGGTGAAGAAGGCATGAATGAACTTCAGGTATTCACCAACCCCGAATTTGGACAGGTGCGAACCGTGACCATTGAGGAAGAACCTTGGTTCGTGGGTAAGGATGTGGCGGTTGCCTTGGGATATTCCAATACCAAAGATGCCCTTCACCGTCATGTTGACCCGGAAGATAAAGGGGGGTCGCAAATCACGACCCCCTCCGGTGAACAGACCATGACCATCATCAACGAAAGCGGCCTTTACGCCCTGATCTTCGGAAGCAAGCTGGAAAGCGCCAAACGCTTCAAACATTGGGTGACGCATGATGTTCTTCCCGCACTCCGCAAAACCGGAAGTTATTCCATCATCCCGAAAGCAAGAGCATTGACCACAGACGATTACATGAAGGCGGCACAACTGGCCGCTACCTGTCGGAATGAACGGCTTCCCTATGTGCTTGGATTTCTGGAACAGGCCGGGTTTAATATCCCGGAAGTGACCGCCACGCCTCCGGCCTTGGATGGGCCTGTGGATTGTACGGAGATTCAAAGACTGATGGATGAACGGGGCATTTCCGTAACGGAACTTTCCAAGCTGACGAACATTTGCAAAGCGTCTTTGAGTTATTACAAACGGGGCATTTACAAGCCGAACCGTGAACGCTATCGCATTATCATTGACGCATTAACTTAATTGATGATTTGACCACCCCGGCCTTTGGCCGGTGGTGGTTTTTTCATACCATTTTCGCCGTTTCCCGGTGGTGGGCGGTAAACAGAACCGGGAAAATCGTGGTTCCTAACCCACGGTAAAAAAGGATTTTGGAGGTAACAACAATGACTAAAGAAAAGCTGTTGGAATGGGGCCTGACTGAAGAACAGGCCACAAAGGTTATGGAGGGCTTGAACGGTTCCTTCGTCACCAAGGCCCGGTTCAATGAGGTCAACACCGAACTGACCACCGCCAAGAACACCATCAAAGAGCGTGACACCCAGCTTGAAACGCTGAAGAAGTCCACAGGTGACACCAAGGCGCTTCAGGATCAGATCACACAGCTTCAGACCGACAACGCCAACCAGAAGAAGGCCCATGAAGCCGAACTGAAGGCGCTGAAGATCGGCAACGCCGTTGATATGGCATTGACCGGAGCCAAGGCCAAGAACAACACCGCTGTTAAGGCGCTGTTGGTTGATTTCATCGGTAAGGCTGAATTGGCGGAGGATGGAACCGTCAAGGGCCTTGATGATGAAGTCAAGAAGTTGGTGGAAGGCAAGGACACGGCTTTTCTTTTTGAGAAGTCCACCGGCACCAAGTTCAAGGGGGCCAAATCCGCTGAAAAGGGTGATGGCGCTGAAGGCGGCATGACCCTTGAAAAGCTGAAGGCCATGAACCCCTTGGATCGCTACAACTATTCCGTCAACCATCCTGACGAATACAAAGAACTTTATGGAGGTAATGAGTAATGGCAAACACTTGCTACGATAACTTTTTCCTGTCCAACGAAATTGAAGATCAGTACCAGAGCCACCTTGATCTTCAGCAGTTTTGCACCGTGGACAACAACCTGACCGGCGTTGCTGGCATGGTTCGCAAGATTCACAAGTACAAGGCCACCGATGGCACCGAGAAGCTGACCATGGGCAACGGCAACACCAAGACCATTGAAGCCGGTTACACCGAGAAGGAATACCGGATTCAGATGGCCCAGAACCGCTTCCAGTATTATGACGAGGAAGCCATGACCGATCCCATGGTGATCACCACCGGCACCCGTCACGCTGGTACGGATATGTTCAACACCGTGAACGCTGACATTTTCGGCGCTTTCAACGAGGCCACCATGACCATCGTGACCACCGCCCTTGGCTTTGATGCCTTTGTGGATGGTGCGGCCATGCTGAATCTGGAAAACCTTGAAGGTGTGACCATCTTCGGCTTCGTCAACCCCGCTGATATGGCGAAACTTCGTAAGGCCCTGAAGGACGATCTGAAGTATGTGGAAGCATACGCCAAGCAGGGCTATGTTGGCACCGTGGGCGGTATCAACATCTACACCAAGAAGAACGCCGAAACCGGCAAGGTGGTCATTGCCACCAAGGAAGCTGTTACTCTGTTCAACAAGAAGGGTACGGAAGTGGAACAGGAGCGTGAAGGCAACATCCGCTGCAACACGGTTTATTCCCGCAAGTATTACCTTGCGGCCATGACCAATGAAGCCAAGGCGGTGAAGATCATCACCGGTTCCGCCGCTGTCACCGCTGACACCACGGTTTCCAGCGACAAGACCTATTACGCCGCTTCCGGTATCGGCTATGTGAAGGTCACGCCCGGTTCCGGTGACAACCCCAAGACCAAGGGTTGGTACGAAATCACGGCGGCGTAAGAAAGGCGGTGAACCCCGTTGCGTGATAAAGCGGTTGCAATGCTAACGGCCCTTGGCGTGGCGGGGGCCGCTGATGATCCGTTGTTGGATATGGTTTTGACCAATGTTCAATGGCGGATCAAAAATCTTTCCAACCTTTCCGAAATCCCGGAGGGGTTGGAAAGTCTGGCCGTTTCTATGGCCGTGGGCGAATACCTGAACATGAAGAAGTGTTCTGGACAGCTTGAAGGGTTTGATCTGGATGCGGCGGCGGTGAAATCCATTCAGGAAGGTGACACCAACATTACCTTTGCCCTTGGTGAAGGTAGTTCAACCCCTGAACAGAGGTTGAACAGCCTGATTGATTATCTGATCAACGGGCGCATTGGTGAAATCTACCGTTATAGGCGGTTGGTATGGTAAATAAGGCCGTGCGAACCGCCTTGGAACGGTTGTGGAAGGATCGGTGTTCTATCTTCATCCGTGAGGAAGTCACCGATCCTGTCACCCACCTGACGGATTCTGAAGAAAAGCCGCTTCTTCAGGATCAGCCGTGCAAGCTGTCTTTTGAAACATTAACTTCAACCAATGGGGATGAAGTGGCAACCGCCCAACAGGTGGTGAAGCTGTTCCTTTCCCCGGATGTGAAGGTTCCAGCAGGTTGCAAGATCGTTGTAACCCGTCCAAATGATATGGAACGAACCTTCACCTATGCCCGTTCCGGTGAACCGGGCGTGTTTTCCAACCATCAAGAAATCATGCTTGAACCCTTCAGGGGGTGGGCCTGATGGGAAGATGGGGCCGGTGTGATTACCGGGAATTGAAGAAGCTGGATGAACGCCTTCAACAGCTTTCGGAAGTTGACATGGATCGGCTTTGCCGGGATGCCGCCAAGAAGATTGCCCAAATCCTTCTGAACAAGGTGAAGAAAAGAACCCCGGTTGGCGTGGTTCCGTCCTATGCTACGGATGAAGCCAAGCAGGAATATTGGGCCGGTTACAGCGGGGGTTCCTTGCGTGACGCTTGGACGATCCTTCCCATTGAAAAACATGGGGATCAGTACACCGTGACCGTTATCAACAATTTGGAATATGCGTCCTATGTGGAATACGGCCACCGGCAAACACCGGGGCGCTATGTTCCCGCCTTGGGTAAGACCCTGAAGGCAAGTTGGGTTCCGGGCAAACTGATGCTGACCATTTCCGAACAGGAAGTAAAGGTTTTGGTTCCGTCCATTCTAAATGATATGTTATATGACGCTTTGAAGGGGGTGTTCAGTTGATCAATGAAATCATTAAAGGTGTTTCCATGAAGCTGAACGCCACCTTTGGAGCCGGGTACAAAATCTATCAGAATGATGTGGAACAGGGCTTTAAGGAACCCTGTTTTTTCATTGCTGTCCTGAAGCCTGACATTTCCCCGTTGCAGAAGAACCGATTCATGAACCGGAACCCGCTGGATGTTCACTATTTCCCAACCAGCGGGAGAAACAACGCTGAATTGTTCACTATGGCCGGGGATTTGATGGAATGTTTGGAGTTCATCACCCTTCCCAATGGGGATGTGCTTCACGGAACTTCCATGAGTTATGAAGTGCAAGACGGGGTTCTTCACTTCTTCGTGAACTACAATTTGACACTTCGCAGAGAAACCGAGGAAACCGCAATGGAAACCTTGGAAACTACTGTGGAGCCAAAGAAAGGGTGATTGAATGGCTACCAGAAAGAAAGCCGCCACCGCACAGGAACCGACCATCACGGCCCCGGTGGTATTCCCCAAAGAACGGGTGTTGACCTTCAGGCGTTACGCTGACCGGCGTGATCTTCTGTCTGTCCTTTTGGAAGATGGGAAGGAATACACCTTCGATCAGATTGATGGGCTGATCAATGACTTTATGAAAGGTAAGGTGAAATAATATGGCCCTTGGCGGCGGCACCTTCTTGGTGCAGAACAAGGTTCTGCCCGGTGCATATATCAACTTTATTTCTGTGGCGCAGGCAAGCGCCACCCTTTCTGACCGTGGCATTGTCACCATCCCCCTTGCTATGAATTGGGGGCCTGAAGGCAAGATTTTCACGGTGGAACAGGCTGACTTTATCAAGAACAGTCAGAAAATTTTCGGCTATGCGTACACGGCGGATGAACTGAAGCCTATGCGTGAAATCTTCCTTCACGCCAAAACCGTTCATTTCTTCCGCCTTGGCACCAGCGGCGTGAAGGCGGCTAACACCTACGCAACGGCCAAATACCCCGGCACCCGTGGTAATGATCTTCGTACCGTTATCACGGCGAATGAGAACACCACAGAACAGAAGCCGCTGTTCGATGTGGCAACCTTCTTGGGAACCGTTCAGGTTGATCTTCAGGAAGGTGTGGCCGCTATCACCGATCTGAAGGCCAATGCCTATGTGGATTGGAAGTCCAGCGGAACCCTTTCTTTGACCGCTTCCTTGCCCCTGACGGGCGGCACCAATGGCACCGTGGCCGATTCCGACTATCAGACCTATCTTGATCAGGCGGAAGCGTACACCTTCAACGCTATGGGTTGCACCGAGAGCAAGGCCACCATCACCGCCCTGTTTGCGGCCTTCGCAAAGCGGATGCGTGATGATGTGGGCAAGAAGTTTCAGGTGGTTCTTTTCCGCAAGCTGGCCGATTATGAAGGCGTTGTGAGCGTCAAGAACGGCCTGACTTCCGACAAGACTTCCACCGCCCTGATCCCTTGGGTTACGGGTGTGATCGGCGGCACGGCGGTCAATAAGAGCGCCACCAACATGACCTATGATGGTGAATACGATGTGGACACCGATTTCACGCAGACCCAGCTTGAAAACGGGATCAGGGAAGGTTCCTTCATGTTCCATCGTGTGGATGAAGCGGTGTGTGTCCTGACTGACATTAACAGCTTCATTTCCATCACGGATGAAAAGTCCAGCGATTTTTCCAGCAACCAGACGATCCGAGTTTTGGATCAGATCGCCAATGATATTGCCGTTCTGTTCGGCAAGAAGTATCTTGGCAAGGTTCCCAATGATGCCGCTGGCCGGATTTCCCTTTGGAACGATATTGTGAAGCACCACACGGAACTTCAGGATATTCGGGCCATTGAGAACTTCAGCGGCGAAAATGTGACGGTTGAAAAGGGCGATACCAAGAAATCCGTGGTGGTTACTGACTATGTGACCCCCGTGAACGCTATGGAACAGCTTTATATGACCGTCTATGTTCAGTAAGGAGGTACAACCATCATGGCAGATAGAACCATCATGAACGCCAAGGATGCTGTTTCCGCTTCCTTGGCTGAATGTTTCGTGACCATCGGGGATAACCGTTACAACTTCATGCAGGCTATCAACCTTGAAGCCAACTTTGAGAAGAACAAAACGGAAGTTCCCATTTTGGGCAAGACCGGCAAGGGCAATAAGGCCACCGGCTGGAAGGGTACGGGTTCCGCCACCTTCCACTATAACACTTCCATCTTCCGTGAGCTGATGAAGCGTTATAAGGACACCGGCGAGGATGTCTATTTTGACATTCAGGTGACAAATGAAGATCCCACTTCTTCTGTGGGCCGTCAGACCGTGATCCTGAAGGATTGCAATATGGACGGCGGCTTGCTTGCCAAGTTTGACGCTGATGCGGAATACTTGGATGAAGATATGGACTTCACCTTTGAAGATTTCGAGATGCCCGAAACCTTCAGCCTTTTGGCCGGTATGCAGTAAGCAGAGCGCCCCGGCCTTACTTCGGTAGGGGCCGGGGCCTTTTTTCGTATCAAAATATAGGAGGAAAAAACAATGAGCCTGTCCGCTTTTTTGGCTGAAAACGCCGTTCCCGTTGAGAACATCAAGTTTGTTGCTTCCAAACGCTTCTTGGGTGAGGATGGCAACCCCATTCCTTGGGAGATCAAGACCATCACCGGCACCGAGGATGAAGCCCTTCGGAAGTCCTGTGCCAAGCGTGTTCCGGTTCCCGGCAAGAAGAACCAGTATCAGAAGGAAACCGACTATGATCTTTACCTTGGCAAGCTGGCCGTGGCTTGTACCGTGTTCCCCAATCTGAATGATAAGGAACTTCAGGACAGCTACAAGGTCATGGGCGCTGATGCCCTTCTGAAAACCATGCTGACCCCCGGCGAATATGCCGAATACCTGACCAAGATTCAGGAAGTGTGTGGTTTTGATACCACCATGCAGGATGAGGTTGATGAAGCAAAAAACTGATCTGTGAAGGTGATGGTGAAGCCAACATTGCTTACTATTGCCTTCACGAACTTCATTTAACACCTTCCGCCTTCTATGCTTTGCCCCGGCGTGAACGGGCCTTCATCATTGCGGCCATTGATGTTCGGGTGGAAGCTGAAAAGAAGAAGCAGAAGGAAATTGAACGCAAACAGCGCCGGGGCCGACACCATTAAGGCCCCGGCTATTCTCCAAGAAAGGTGGTGATCCCTGTGGGAACTATCCGAACCGCTATTGCCCTTTATGATGGTGTTACCAGCCCCCTTCAGAGTATGCACAAGGCTATGGGTGTTGTGCTGAACACCTTTGAATCCATGCAACAGGCTTCCGGTAGAGCCGTTGACACGGCGGCAATCCGGGAAGCCCGTGAAGAATGGGCGAAAGCGGGAACCGCCTTTGATACCATTGAAGAAAATATCAGGAACGCCAACAACGAACAGCAGAATTTCAACAATTCCATCCGTGGGGGTAGCAATTCCGCCAACGGGCTTCTGTCCATCATCAAGAAAGTTGCCATTGCCGCTGGTGGTATCGCCGGGATCAATAAGGTGCTGAACATTTCGGATGAATTGGCAAGCACCAAAGCTCGATTGAATTTGCTTGTGGATGATGGCGGTTCCGTTGAAGCCTTGGAACAGAAGATCATGGCTTCCGCCCAGCGTTCCCGATCCGCTTATTTTGACACCGCTTCCGCCGTTGCGAAACTTGGCCTGAACGCCGGTAACGCCTTCGGTGGCAATATGGATCAGGTCATTGCCTTCATGGAACAGGTGAACAAACAGTTTGTTATTGGCGGTGCTACGGCCCAAGAGCAGAGCAACGCCATGATCCAGCTTACACAGGCAATGGCGGCGGGTGCGCTTCGTGGTGAAGAACTAAATTCCATTCTGGATGGTGCGCCGGGTATCGCAAGAGCCATTGAAAAATATATGGGCATTGCGGAAGGTTCCATCAAGTCTGTTGCACAGGAAGGCAAGGTAACGGCTGAAGTGGTGAAGAACGCCATGTTTGCTATGGCGGACGAAACCAACGCAAAGTTCGATTCCATGCCCAAGACTTGGGCGCAGATTTGGGCCGGGATGAAGAATCAGGCCCTTTCCATGTTTGCCCCGATCCTGACCAAGATCAACCAGATTGCTAACAGCACCAAGTTCCAGCAAGTCACCACAGCCCTGATCAATGGGCTTGCCGGGGTTGCCAATATTGCTTCTTCGGTGCTGGATATTCTGATTTCCATTGCTTCTGTGATCGTTGATAATTGGAGTTGGATTCAGCCTATTATCATGGGCATTGTGGCCGCTATGCTGATCTATAACGGTGTCATGTTGGTTGGAAATACCATTATGGCGGTTCAGGCCGCAGTTAAGGCAATTCACACAGCAATGACCACCGCTTGGAGCGTTGCCACCTTTACCGCAACAGCGGCCCAGCAGGGCCTAAATGCGGCGCTTTTGGCTTGCCCCATTACATGGATCATCCTTCTGATTATCGCCGTGATTGCGGCTATCTATGCGGCTTGTGCGGCGGTTGCAAAGTTCACCGGTATTGCCAATAGCGGCTTCGGTGTGATTTGCGGCGGAATCATGGTAGTAATTGCCTTCTTCAAAAACCTTGGCCTGTCCGTGGCAAATATCGCCTTGGGTATCTGGAACGCTTTGGGGGCTTGTGCTTCCAATATCGGAACGGCCTTCCACAATGTTATTTCCAATGTTCAGGGGTGGTTTTACAACCTTCTTTCTACGGCCCTTACTGTTGTGGCGGGTATCTGTGAAGCCCTGAACAAATTGCCCTTCGTTGAGTTCGACTATTCCGGGATTACCAACAAAGCAAGCGAATATGCGGCCAAATCTGCTGAAGCCTATGGCAATGTGGAGGAATACAAGAGTGTTGCCGATGCCTTCAATGAAGGAATGTCTACCTTTGACACCTTCCAAGATGGTTGGGCCGCTGATGCCTTTGCTTCCGGTGCCGCTTGGGGTGATGGCGTGGCCGATAAGGTTTCCGGTATGTTTGATTTTTCCGCCTTGGATTCTATGGGGGCTGATTCTTTGGATGCCTTCAACCTTGGCAATGATCTTGATAGCATTTACGGGAACACCGGCGATATTGCAAACAACACAGCGGCCACCGCTGATGCCTTGGATATTGCTGAAGAAGATTTGGCCTATCTTCGTGACATTGCGGAGCGTGAAGCAATCAACCGGTTCACTACCGCTGAAATCAAGGTTGAACAGCACAATGAAAACCACATTTCCAAAGATGCTGATTTGGATGGGATCATGGATGCTTGGGCCAATGATTTTGCTGAAAAACTGGAAGTTTCTGAAGAAGGGGTGCATGAGTAATGGCGTATAAACTGTATATGGCGGGAACGCTTATGCCCATCACCCCTTCCAAGGTGACGGTAAAGATCAATAACCAGAACAAAACCATGACCCTGATCAACGGGGAAGAAATCAACATTCTGAAGGCCGCTGGCCTTTCGGATGTGTCCTTTGAATTGGTTCTTCCCCAAGTGTCCTATCCCTTCAGCAACGGTGGAGCGCAAAGCGCCGCCTATTACCTGTCCTTGTTTGAACGGCTGAAGGTGAGCAAGACCCCGTTCCAATTCATTCTGAACCGGCAGAAGCCCGGTGGCGGGATGTTCCATTACACCAATTTGACCGTTGGCCTTGAAACCTATGAAATCACCGATGATGCCGGTGAAGGTTTTGATGTGAAGGTGAAGATCAACCTGAAACAGTACAGAGCCTATGGCACCAAGACCGTGGCCGTGCAACCGGCCAAGACTTCCGGGGGAACCGCCACCGCAACGGTTAAGGCGGCACCCCGGCCCACCACAACGGCCCCGAAAGCCGCCACCTATACGGTGAAATCTGGTGATTGCCTTTGGAACATTGCCAAGAAGCAGTTGGGCAACGGGGCCGATTACACGAAAATCTATAATCTGAACAAGGACAAAATCAAGAACCCGAACCTGATCTATCCCGGTCAGGTTCTTACTTTGCCTTCCTGAAAGGGGTGATTCCGTTTGGCAGTTGAATTGTTCATCCAGCATAACAGCACCATTCAATTCCCTGTTGTCGAGGAAGGCGCACGGCTGACCTTGGAACGCAAGGGAACCCCCGGCAAGTTGGAGTTCACCGTTGTCAAGGGGCCGGGGCTGAACTTTGCTGAAGGTGATCCGGTGAAGCTGACTGTGAACGGAACCGCCATGTTCTATGGCTTTGTGTTCAAGAAGAAGCGTGACAAGGGCGGCACCATTGATGTTGTGGCCTATGATCAGTTGCGCTATCTGAAGAACAAGGACACCATCACGGAAGAAGGGCTGAAGGCTTCTGACCTTCTGAAGCGCATTGCAACAGATTTCCGGTTGAACCTTGGCACGGTGGAAGATACCGGTTATACCCTTGAAACCATCGTGGAAGAAAACCAAACCCTGTTTGATATGATCCAGAGCGCCCTTGATGAAACCCTGATGAATACCAAACAGCTTTATGTTCTATATGACGATGCCGGGAAGCTAACCCTGAAGAACATCAATACCATGAAGCTGAACCTTCTGATCGATGAAGAAACCGGGGAAAACTTCAGCTATGAATCCAGTATTGATGAACAGACCTATAACAAGATCAAGCTGGCCTATAACGATGAAAAAACCGGTAAGCGGGAATTGTTCATTGCACAGGACGGGGCGAAAATGAACCAATGGGGTGTTCTTCAGTATTTTGAAGAAGTTCAGACTAAAACGGGCGCTTCCGCCAAGGCGGATGCCCTGTTGAAGCTGTACGATCAGAAAACCCGCAAGCTGACCATTCAGAACGCTTTCGGTGATGTGCGGGTTCGTGCTGGAAGCGCCGTGGTGGTGGCCCTGAACCTTGGCGATATTGTCACCAACAATTACATGGTGGTGAACAAAGTCACCCATACCTTCAGGGGTGATGAACACATGATGGAACTTGACCTGATCGGGGGTGAATTTATTGCCTAATCCTGTTGAAGTGGTAAAACGGGCGGCGGTGGAAGCTGTGGAAGCCGGGAAACCGGTGAACATCCTGTTTGGAACTGTCCTTTCCGCTTCACCCTTGAAAATTCAGGTGGATCAGAAATCCATCTACACTTCCAAAATGCTGATCCTGACCCGGAATGTGACTGATTTTGAAGTTGATATGACGGTGAACCACAGCACCGAGGACAAAGGCGGTGGTTCTGGTGCGGCGGCTTATGAAGCCCACAAACACGCCTATGTTGGCAAGAAAACCTTCAAGGTTCACAACGCTTTGAAGGCCGGTGAAAAGGTGCTTCTGATCCGGGTTCAGCAAGGAAAGAAATTCGTGGTTATTGACCGAGTAAAGGAGGCTTGATGATGATTCCGCAAGTGCAGGATGATATTAAACAGGATTTCACCATTGAAACCCTTCCAAGCCGTACTTTCAGGATGAACCACAACAACCTGACCATCATCGGCACCATTGATGAAATCCAAGCTGTGGAACAGGCGGTTTTTCTGATCCTGAACACAGAACGCTATGAATGGTTGATCCATTCTTGGGATTATGGGGTTGAACTTCATAATCTGATCGGGAAAGATGTGGAATACTGTATTCCCGAAATTGAACGCCGGGTTCGTGAAGCCTTGCTTCAGGATGATAGGATCACGGCGGTTCAGAACTTTGAATTTACGGTGAACAAAAAGAAAGTGCTGACTACCTTCACGGTGGTCAGCATTTTTGGCGAAATCAATGCAGAATTGGGGGTTGAAATCTGATGTATGAAGCACAGACCTATGAAGCAATCCTTTCCCGGATGCTTCAGAAGGCGCTTTCCATCAATGGCAATTTGGACACCCGTGAAGGTTCGTTGGTTTGGTGCGGTGATGCCCCCGCCGCCGTGGAATTGCAGAACCTTTATATTGCCCTTGATACGGTGCTGAATGAAACCTTTGCGGACACCGCAACCCGCCCTTATCTCATTTTGAGGGCGGCAGAAAGGGGCCTGAAACCGCAACCGGCAAGCCCCGCCGTGTTGCAGTTGAGCATTACACCAACCACCTTGCACCTTCCCATGAACACCCGCTTTTCCATCGGAGAACTGAACTATTATGTTTCGGCTGACCGTGGAAGTGGTAAGTATGAAATCACCTGTGAAACCGCTGGTGAAGCCGGTAATGACTACACTGGAACGGTGATTCCCATTGAGTATGTGGACGGCCTTGAAACCTGTTCCATTTCCGCCGTGGTGATCCCCGGTGAGGATGAAGAAGATACCGAGGTTTTCAGACAGCGTTACATGGATAGCCTGAACGCCCAAGCCTTCGGCGGCAACCGTGCGGATTATCTGGAAAAGGTGAACGCCATTCCCGGCGTGGGCGGTGTGAAGGTATATCGGGTTTGGAACAGCGATTTGAACCCGGCCAAGCTGATCCCGCCCACGGGAACCGACACTTGGATCAGCGGCCTTTCCGGTGTGTCCGAGGAAATCAAGGCGTGGTTGAATGCCGTGTATGCGGCGGGAGCCAATAGCAAGCTGACCGTGGGCGGAACCGTGAAGCTGGTGATCATCAACAGTTCCTTCAAGAAGCCTTCGGAAGCCCTTGTGGATCAGGTGCAGACCGCAGTTGACCCCCTTCAGAACGCCGGTGAAGGCGTGGGCATTGCCCCCATCGGCCATGTGGTGAGGGTTGAAGGCGTGGGTGAAGATACTATCAACCTTTCCTTCGATCTGTACTATCAGCGGGAATGGAGTTGGGATGATGTTTCCGCCTATGTCACGGAAGCAATCAACGGTTACTTCTTGGAACTGGCCCAAAGTTGGGCAGACCAGAATGAAGCCCTTGTGGTTCGTATCAGTCAGGTGGAAAGCCGCCTGTTGGGAATCACCGGTATTCTGGATATTGCCAACACCAAGATCAACGGTGAAGCGGCGAACTGTACCCTGACCTTTGACCACATCCCGGTTTTGGGAACCATTGAGCCGGGAACCATCGTGATCAGCGGATAAGGGGGCCGGGAGCATGGAACGCAAACTGATTGATTATCTTCCCTATGTCATTCGTGATTATGCGGAGTTTCAGGGGATCATGGGGAGCGAACAGCCGGAAATTGAAAAGGCGTGGAATACCACGGATGATCTTCTTGATAATCAGTTCATTCCCACCGCTGGAAACATGGGCCTTTCCCGGTGGGAAAAGATTTTGGGGATCACCCCCAAAGGCACGGACAGTCTTGAAGATCGCCGGTTCCGTATTCTGACCCGGATCAATGAAGAACTTCCGTACACCTTGCCCCAACTTCGGAACATCCTTGAAACGCTGTGCGGGAAGGGAAACTATTCCGCTGATGTGGAAGAAGGCACCTATCAGCTTCTTGTGAAAATCGGGTTGGCCGCAAAGAACAACTTCAATGATGTTGAATCTTTGCTGAACCGGGTTGTTCCCCAAAACATGGTTGTGACCTTGCTTCAGCTTTATAACACCCATGCGGAACTTGGGCGGTTCACCCATGCCCAGCTTGCCGCCTATACCCATAATCAGTTGAGAAACGAGGTTTTGAAGAATGGCGAATAAAACAACCAACTACAAGCTGACTAAACCCCTTGAATCTGAATTTTATGATGTAGGGGTTCAGAATGAAAACATGGATAAGATTGATACCCAAATGAAGGCCAATGCGGATGCCGTTGAAGCCCTTCAGAAAGGTCAATCCGGGAAGGCTGATCTGGTGGATGGTAAGGTTCCCGCCGAACAGCTTCCCAACATGAACTATGATCCCAAAGGTACGGCCCAAAAAAAGGTGAGCGAACACAACCTTGAGCAGACCGCCCACCCGTATCTGTTGAACCAGATCGGAACCTGTGTGGAAGCCGCACAGAACGCACAGGATGCCGCAAATGCGGCCTTGGATGCTGTGTCCGGTATCGTCTATACCATCAATGTTCTTCCTTCGCAGAATGGCACCCTGACCTATAACGGACAGGCCCAAAGTCCTTCTTGGAACGCTTATAACCCCGATGCGCTGACCTTGGGCGGCGTGACTACCGGCACCAATGCGGGAACCTACACGGCCACTTTCACACCCAAGGGGCGGTATAAGTGGGCAGACGGTACGCAGACCGCCAAGGAAGTGACTTGGACGATCAACGCCGCCACCATGACGATCCCCACGCAGAGCAACAGCCTTACTTATACCGGTTCGGCCCAAAGCCCCACTTGGAACAACTATGACAGCGGGAAAATGACGCTTGGAGGAACTACCAGCGGCACGAACGCCGGTTCCTACAATGCCACCTTCACGCCGAAAACGAACTACAAGTGGGCTGATGGAAGCACCGGGGCCAAAACGGTTGCTTGGAGCATTGCCAAGGCCGCTGGTAGTTTGTCTTTGAATAAGACTTCCATCAAACTGACCGCCGCAAAGACCACGGACACCATCACCGTGACAAGGGCGGGTGATGGTAAGATTACGGCCACTTCCAGCGCCCCCACGGTGGCTTCTGTGAGTGTTTCCGGTTCGGTGGTAACTGTTACCGCCAAGGCCAAAGGAAGCGCCACAATCACCGTCAGCGTGGCCGCTGGCACCAACCACACGGCCCCGGCCAATAAGACCTGTTCCGTTGAAGTGACATTGCCCACCAAGGTTCTGAACGATAACAGTTGGGCAGCCATCCGGGAAGTCAGTTCCGCAGGTTTGGGGGCCAACTATTGGGCCGTTGGTGATGTGAAGGAAATCAAGATCAATGGTAAGGTGGGTAACACCACTTTTTCCAATTTGGCGGTCAATGTTTTCATTTTGGGGTTCAATCACAATTCGGCCCGTGAAGGCGGGAATAAGATCCATTTTCAGATCGGAAAAATTGGGAGTGCCGCTGTTGCCCTGTGTGACAGCAAATACAATACTAATATTTCCGGCACAGGTTATTTCAGTTGGAACACCAGCAACACGAACAGCGGTGGCTGGAACGCTTGCTATAAGCGGAAAACCCTTTATGGCAATGATGGAACCCCCACAAGCCCCTTGGCAAACAGTTTGATGGCGGCGCTTCCGTCTGACCTTCGTGCTGTGATGCAACCCGTGACCAAGTACACCGATAACACGGGCAATGCAAGCAACAGTTCCGGTAATGTTACAACTACTACCGATTACCTGTTTGATCTTTCCGAGTTTGAAGTCTTTGGCACGAGAAGCTACGCCAACCAGTATGAACAGAACTATCAGGCCCAATATGATTATTACAAAGCTGGTAACACCAAGATTGCAAATAATCATACCGCCGTCACCACGGCGGTTTGGTGGGGCCTTCGTTCCCCTTATTACTATTAC